CAATGCCCGCCCGCCCGTCTGCAAAATCCTCGATTACGGGAAATTCCGCTATGAAATGGCCAAGCGCGACCGCGAGGCCAAGAAGCACAATCTTTCCGCAAGGGTGAAGGAACTGAAGTTCCACCTCAACACGGACACCCATGACTACATGGTGAAGATGCGCCATGCGGAGGATTTCATGATCAAGGGCATGAAAGTGAAGCTCATGCTCGTCCTGCGCGGCCGGGAAATGATCCGCAAGGACGATGCCCGCGCCCTGGCCTTCAAAATCATCGCCGATCTCGGCCATGTGGCCTCCGCCGACAACGATCCGAAATTGGTTGGCAGGAACATCAATTTGATGTTAACTCCCCTCCCCGAAAAAAAGCGGGTCCGGAAATACACGGTCGAAAACGAAGTCTATGACGACGTTCCCGAGGGTCCGGAGGACGAGGAAGACGATGATTCCGACTCCGGGAATAGTAATTCGTAACGCAATCAGAACTGAGAAAGAGAAGAAGTATGGCCAAAGGAGTATCCCGTTCAAAGACGCGCAAAGCCGTGAGCAAGCGCTTCAAAATTTCCGCCAGTGGAAAAGTGAAAACTTCCCGCGCCGGACGCCGCCACTTGGCGGGTAGCAAAAATCGCAAGCGCAAACGCCGCCTTGCCTCACCCAAAATGCTCAGCGACAGCGACCTGGGCAAAGTCAAAGAGAACTTGCTCTTCGGCTGATACCCTCTACGCTCGACCGTTCAACTTAAGGAAAATCCATGCCCAGAGCCACTAATGCCCCCGCCTCCCGCGAACGCCGCAAACGGGTTGTTGCCAGCGCCGCCGGATATCGCGGCCGCCGCAGCAAACTCTTCCGTTACGCGAAGGATGCCACCTACAAAGCCAAATACTGGTCCTACCGCGACCGCAAAACCCGCAAACGCAATTTCCGTTCCCTGTGGACGGTCCGCATCAGCGCGGCGGTCAAGGCCTTCGACCTGAACTACAGCACTTTCATCGCCTCCCTGAAAAAGGCCAAGATCGAACTCGACCGCAAGGTCCTGGCCGATCTCGCCGTCGCGGATCCGGCGGTGTTTGAGCAGGTCGTCAAAGCGGCCCGCAGCTAAAGGGACACGTCCCTTACGACGCCGCTGCCCGGATTCCGGCCAGCGGCGTTTTGCTTTTGACCCCTGAGTAGATTTCCATGATCACCGAACTCCAAGCCCTCCAGACCGAAGCCCTCCAAGCCTTGGAGCAGGTGGCCGATGCCGCGGCCCTGGAGGAATGGCGCATCACCTACCTCAGCCGCCAGGGCAAACTTCCCGCCGTCCTCGAAAAAATGAAGGACGTCCCGAAGGAACAACGCCCCGAAGCCGGCAAGGCCGCCAACCAGATCAAGAACGCCATCCAGGGCGCCTTCGACACGAAAAAGGAAGGCCTCTCCACCGTCCAGTCCAGCATGCCGGAAGATCCCAGCCTCCCCGGACGGTCCTTACCCCTCGGCGCCCGGCACCCCGTCTCCCGCCTGGTGGACCGCAGCGTCGACATCTTCCGCCGCATGGGATTCGCCCTCGCCACCGGGCCGGAAATCGACACCGAATTCCACAACTTCGACGCCCTGAACACCCCCGCCGACCACCCGGCGCGCAACGAACAGGACACCTTCTACCTCGATCTTCCCCCTGCGGGACAGTTGGGGCGGCGATTGCTCCGCTCCCACACCTCCACCGTGCAGATCCGCACGATGCAGAAAGAAAAGCCCCCGATCAAAATCATCGCCCCGGGCCGTTGTTTCCGGCGGGATGAGGTCGACGCCACCCACGGCATGTTTTTCACCCAATTGGAAGCCCTGGTGGTCGATGAAGGGATCAGCCTGGCCCACCTGAAGGGCACCATGGAATTCTTTTTCCGCGAGCTCTTCGGTCCGGAGACCCGGATCCGTTTCCGGCCCCATTTCTTCCCCTTCACCGAACCCAGCTTCGAGGTCGACATGTCGGTTCCCGGCCTCCGCATCAAGGGCAAGGAATGGATCGAAATCGGCGGCTGCGGGATGGTCGATCCGGCGGTCTTTGCCGCTGTGGGAATCGATTCCACCCGTTACACCGGTTTCGCCTTCGGCATGGGCCTGGAGCGGATGGTGATGATGATCCACGGCATCCCCGATTTGCGGCTGCTCTACGAAAACGACGTCCGGTTTCTGGAACAATTCCGGACCGCATAAGGGGTATTGACGCAGGGCCGGTGTGTTTTTAGTCTTTCAACTCCTTCGGGCGGATTCCGGAGTGGCCAAACGGGGCAGACTGTAAAACTACATTGGTTGTTTGAATACCAATGACTTACAAAAGTGACCCGTGACAGGTGGTGTCACGGATTGACTGTTTCTAACCGTTCCCTGTTAAACCCTTTCTCCCGTGTCCCTATTCCCCATGGGGTGTTTTCCCCTTCCATTAATTAGGATGGTTCCTGATGTCACCCAGACACGTTAAACAATGGGTTTGGTTGTCCATCATCAACCATGTTTAACATCTGTTTCAAACATTGATTCAATCAACGTAACTTTTGTATTGATTGCCTACAGGGTTCATGTGCAATCATCATGACAGTTGAATTAATCAACCGTCACCAAACTAAACAGAAAGATAAATCATCATGGCTAAAATCAGTAAATCACAACTTGGATCAATGACACCAGAAGAACTTCTGGAATTGGTCGCTGACTTGAAAAGCGACACCATCAAGTCAAAATTGGAACCGGCAAAAAAAGAAGCACTTAAGAAGAAACGTGCTGAAGCACTAAGTAAGAAGTTTGAAAAGTATCAACCCCACTACGGTAACTATCAAAAACAACTTGATGTTATCAAACGGGAAATTGAAAAGAAAAAGGATATTCTTGAAACCCTTTATGGTTTGGGTTTCCCCCGTAAGGGTGGCGGAAAAAAGAAAAAGAAATAACGGTTAACCGTTTCTTAAAACCCTGTGATGAAAATCACGGGGTTTTTTGTTGTCTGTTCACTTCAACCAAATATCCAAAATCAACTTTACAGCAAATCCGATTATTCCGCCGAGTGATAGAATAGCGGTTACAATCCACGCATTATATTTTGCTGATGTGTTCTTTGCTGAATCCGTAGCAATCTTCTCGTTCTCCAAACTCTTCACCCGTGGTTCAAGGTCTTTGAATGGCGTAAGGATAATCAACTGTTCGTGAATCTTGGTGAGCTTCTCGCTGATGTCTTTGAATAGAATATCAAAACTATTCAATCGCTTTTCCACGTTGTCCATTCTGTATGCCATCAGTTGATTCTTTTCATCTTCGCTCATGCGTTTACATTCGCGTGTCAATTATTCGCCCAACACTTCTTCAAATGTGAATGGTGGATAGGGTAAATTGAGTGAACCCTGTATTGATTCCGCTCGTATTGTTTGTGTCCATTGATAAACTGCTACCAATCGTCGATGATTTTGTAAATCATCTTTATGTGTCATCATTAGTTCCAAACAAGTGATCAATCTTGTTGGACCATATCCAACGTCGATCATGAATTGTTCTGCCTTCTGGACAGATTTGGGAATGGGCTGATATTTGATCCCTTCATTGGATATGAACGGATACTGGGTTGGGTTCGGTTCTCCATCGGGAATTTCTATCAAATCTCCTCGTTGATGGTCCTTCAAATAATCCCCCGTTGGATTTGGTAAAAATAAATAGTTCATGCCGGATTGCTCCATGTCGTAAGTCTGTAAGTTTGGCCTATAGATACCCCCGCTCTTCCTACAACGTCTCCCCGTACAACAACATCACCCACGAATCTTCCGATGTAGTTATTATTCAATACACGGTGGATACCAACAGCATAATGTTTGTTACCTTTATAGCTTAACTTTGTCTGAGAAAACTTTGCAGAAATAGCACCGCCAGAACCCAATAAATACGTTGTTCCTGAACCACCAGCGTTCACCCAGTAATGGAAATTGCGTTGATAAAACACTTGGTTATAACATGCACCATTAACGTCCACTTCAATTTGAACGTGGGGTGAATTACTTGTACTACCTGTCACTTGGTATCCTCCGATAAAGTATGCTTTTGCTCCATATCCTCCGTCATTTGCAATACCACCGGATACCTGTAATTGTTCATTGCTTGCAAGTTTGTACCAATAAACGGAAGCCCCTGTACCATATGTTGATTGCCAATTGAATGAACATGATGGGCCACCAATCGGTTGCGTACTTGTGTCGTTTGGAGCAACAAATGATCCTGAATCAACCACGTAGTAGAGTGCATCAGTAAGTAAAGCATTAGCAGTATCTACAGCAACAAGATCACTTGCAACCCATCCTGTTGAAGCGGTGTGGTAAGTGAACATACAATCAGTTCCTTTTCCAGAATGCGGAATGACGTGCCGGTACGAAGCAACGGAATCCAAGAATATTCCTATAGCATTTCCGTCTAAGTGTTCGTACCAGTCAACGGATAGTTGGGATTCGACCACACTGGCAGTATTTGCGTAACTCGCCGTGTTGGATGTATTAGAATGTTCCGCCTCATTTGCAAAACCAGCGTGTTCATCCCCCGACATCAAACCAGCAACGTTGTTTGCAATTGTCTCAAGTGTTCCGCCTGATGTGTATTCTTGGGCTGAATAAGCGTTCCCCGCATCGTTCGCAAAGTCTGCGTTAAGTGCGTGATCCGCCTCAAGAGCATGGTCAGCTTCTGGTGTGTGGTATGCCTCTACTGCGAAGGCGACACTTCCCCCTGTGCCATCAAATAAAGATGCAAGTACGGTTGAATTATAAACTCCACCAACGTCTTGTGCCGTATCAGAACTTTGTGCTGTGACTGCCGATGCAACATGCCCACCAGAACCATCAAATAACGTGGATAAATCCCCTGCGGGTATGTTCACATCAAGAACTGAAATGTACGATGTCCCATCCGATAAACTGGCGAATCCATCAAATTCATTTGCGACATATGCTGTTGCAGCTTCCGTTGCAAAGTTTGCCGTGTTTGCTGATTCAGCCGTTGTAGCGGTGTATGCCGATGAAGCATAATCAGCCGTTGATGCCATGAATGCGTTGGTCGCGTTCGTTGCCGTGTCGCTGTATTCAGCGTGGCTAACCGACATTGAACTTGTCTGGCTGTTTCGTATGAATGAACCCGTATCAATTACTTGTGGGGTGAAATAGGATTGGTAGTTGCCAAATGATAGTTGGGTTCCAACCGTTACCGTTTGAACGTTCGGATTACTGGAAGATATGGTTAATGTTGGCATGTTATTCTATTCCCTGTGTGATGTCTTGAGCCAGTGTGAAGGTGTCAGCAACATACGTTGTGATCTTTCCGCCTGAATCCTTCACTTGAATATCAAAGAAGTAATCCCCGGCCTTGATGTCCACTGTATCAGCGTGATCCAATTGTATTCCTGTGGAACCCTGAACTGCGTTACTGTGACTTGTGATAACCTTCTGTATCAGAGAATCAGAATCCGCATCCGTTTTCTTTCTCTTAACCGTGAAATAAATTGTGTAATCGGTAATATCCAAGGGTGTTCCATCATCATTTTTGAATGAAAGTAAGAAAATCTGGTCATCCCCTTTGTACATATCAATTTTGTTGTTGCCTGTGTAGTCGTTCATATTCTTTGTTCCTATTGTCAATTGTCAGACAATGGTGATGGTTGGCCCACCCGTACACATGTGAAGGTTTGTTGGGTAACGGGTATCATCAACTCTCACACGGTAAAACATATTATACGCTGGAGCATTGATGGTATCCCATGAACTGGATGCTGATGTCTTCCCCTTGGCAAAATATATCGGCACTTCAATACTGGAAGTTGCGACAAACATTCCCGTATCAGGGTTGGTACTCGTTATGATTGCGTAGAAATTTAGCGTCTGGTCTGTTGGGGAAGGGTTTGGCAATTCCCCGACAACTTTCCATCTGCATTTCTGACTGACGTAATAATGTTCTGTTGGGTCTAAGTATGTTCCTGCATCAAAGAATTCCGTGTAGGAACTACCCGAGCCGAACGGAAATAATAGAACGGCATCAACGGCATCAACTAATTCAGCCGTTGTGAATTCATCACTAAGTTCTGTGGTTACGACTACATCAGAACCGCAGATGTTTGGTATATCCACAACCACCGTTTTAAGTGTGTTCGTCTGGGAACCACTGAGACGCCAAGGGAAATTGTAGTATCCAACATCATACGTTCCCCGTGTTGGGTATTCATAATGCCCATTGATCAATGCGGGTGGTTCTGTCCACTCATTGTTCCACCATTCAGGGATTACAAATTCATCATTTTCAAAACTGCCCGTTGCTGTCAGGTAGTATTGTTGTTGCCCAAGATAATCAGTATCCGCTTGGTAGTGCTTCCATCCGTTAAAGTCCGTAGCATAATAACTTTCCGTTACACACTCGGGTATGTATCCAACCATTTCTTGTTTTCGATATACCGACTGAATACTTGCCGTGCTGGTGTATCCGTGCCACCCCTGTTTAGTCATGTGGTTTCCAACACGTTCCAATTGAATATAAGCACTTGCTGAACACTGTGGGCCGACAACCGTAACACTTCCCGTATCAGTTGAAGGGGAAGAGATTTCATAGAAGTAAGTTCCCAGACTTGAAGTTGTGTTAACCGTTGGTGTGATTTCTTCTTCTTTATCAACGTATGTTGCAGATGCCGTACCAACGATTGTTTGCTCTCGCCACTTAACAAGTAAGGAACCATCACCCGAACACCATTCAGGATGGGTTATTTTCCATTTGTATTTTCCCTTCTGTGCGTTTGCGTGTCCATAGGTTCCCCATTCAATAGAAGTTCCCGAACTATCATCCCCACATGAATCTGATGTAACGTAAATTGAATCGGCAGGGGAAACGCCCGTATGTCCAGGTTCTCTTACGTCTTCCACTGTTGTTCCAACTGAACTTCCCCCTGATGAAGTGGAACCAGTACTAGGACTGAGTGCAGACAGTTTATTGTAGGCATCAGTTATCAACAGGGTCTTAGTGTAAAGACTGCTTGAAGTGTTTGTACGGTTTCCACTATTCCAAGTAAGGAATTCCCCCACACACGAAAAAGAAATGGAATCATCACTGTGATTTATTGCCGTTGTTCTACTGTCGCTCGGCGTTATGTTGTCCGTTTCAATCAGGGTTAAATGTGTTGGTGCTCCAGCAACTGGGGAATTAGCAACAGTCCACCATGATTGATAAGATGTAACCTTACCCCCGATAGTTGTAGCACCAAACGAACAACAATCATTACAAGGCGGTCTACGATCTGAACCTGTGCAGCTCATACAGCATTCCACGCAATAGCGTAGTAACTCCTATTACAGTCAACTGATGTAACGTGCCTGTAGAAATTTAAACTGTTCTGAATTGCGTTATACGTGGCAACGATTACATCATCCGTCACGTAAACATAACCGAGCAACTGTGCTACCACTGTTGGTTCAATACCTTCATTCGCACCTGATGGAAGAGACGAACCGTTATCAATGAACAGGGAAGTGATAGTGGGATAACCACTGGTCCAACTTAAATTTGCCTGAACCCATACAGCATCCCCGTCACTTGCTGTAAACGTTGAATTGATATTGGATGGCAACTGGCTATTCACCACGCCCATTGAAACATTGAATGTATCGGTTCCCTTGATGGGAATTATCTTGAATGGATATGGTTCGGCAGGTGTTGGTTTAACAACAGGGTGTATGATTTCCAGTGTTGTCCCTGAACCTATCTGTTTGATTCGATAGTCAGAAGATGGGCTTAAAGCAATACGTTGTACAAGGTCAACCAGTTGATTGTGTTTCGCTGGTGTTACCACCCTTCCATTTTCTTTTAGTGCTACAAAGTTGTTCATGTATAATACACATCAGTGTTCCAACCGATTGCGGAATAAGTGTAAGTCCGAACGATTGTCCACCAGTTCCCCTGTTTCTGTCGGATAGCAGCATCAATTTTCCATTTATCAGTTCCACTTGCCACTGATGGAACAGACAATGTGCCTACTTCATCAGCGGGACTTGATGGGCGACTTGAGTAGTAAGTGGTTGTAATAATTTGTGTGGTTGGAACGTCCCAGTTTTTGATGTTGGCTTTTCCACTTGCATCCGTGAAATCAACAAATATGTCTGTTGGATTTTCCCTTGCTGAATTGTAGTGGGTTCCATCCGATTTTCTTTCCCACCAGACTTGCCCCAAACTATCCCAGTAAGAGAAGTCAGGGTGTCTCATGATTGGTTCTTGAATGATTGCCGATTGTTCCACGAACGAATTAGGTGGCATCGTTGGTGTGTTAATCGTTGATGTGTTGTAGTTGATAACGGCTCGGCCGTTACCTGCGGTTAACGTTTCCAATTGGGCAGTTGCCAAACCGTAAACGCTACTACTGATGAACGTATCTACAGGAACACTTCCGTATGACATGGAAGCAACCGTGGATTCCAACACATTGAAATCCCCTTCAAGTGTTACAGTGTAAGTGCTGACACCATCTGCGGTTTTATTCCAATTCCGTTTTGTTCGTATTGAACCCGTTGCGTTTCCGTATGTAATCAATGGCATATAAATTCCTTAATCAAGTGTTCCACTTCCATCTGAACCGACTTGTGTTATTGCTTCTAACTTGTCGATAATCTTCTGGAGTTTGTCGTTACTCTTTTCCAATTCCTTCTTTGCAGCTTCTTCTTTAGTCACCTGTGAACTCTTGATGTTGTTGCTGTAGTCCACTCCGGCGACTCCACCCCCTGATTGTCTAAGGGAATCAACGGCTGGATTGAATGGAAGTGCTTTGGCTAAATCCAAATTCTTTTCAGCACTCTTCACTTCGTCTTCAATTTTCTTTTTCTGTGTTTCCAAGTCCTTTTTCTTTTTGGCATCTTGGAACTTTTTAAATTCATCGTATTGCTTTTTGTCGGCCTTGTTCTGTTCGTTCAACTTGTCTTCACTGGCTTTCTTTTCTGCTTCTTTTTCCTTGGCAATCTTTTCATCAATCGCTTTCAATTCCTTCACAAGTTGGATTGCTTTTTCTCTCGCCTGTTCTCGTTCCAGTTCTGTTTGTGCAACTGTTCCTTGTCTTCGTGCTTCTTCTATCTCACCAAGTTTGATTGCCCGTTGTGTATCAAGAGCCATTTGTTCCCGTTGTGCTTTTCTAACGGCATCATCATTCTTTGATTTCAAGTCTGCGAGTTTCTGAGCATCAGTTAATTCTTGTTTTGTCTTGGGCGTTTCCGCTGTTCCGTCTGCGGTTGGATCACTGACTGGCTTACTGTCAGCCGTTGAACTGTTTGGTTCGCCAGTCACCAATGATTTAACGGAAGAAAATAGTGCTGCGAATTTAGAACCTGTTCCCCGGATGTTTTCAAGGAACGCACCCCATCGTTTTGTTGCTCCCAACACATCACCATTCAACAAATCTTTAACCATCAACAGGGACAATATGAATCCCTGTATTGGAATTGTGATAGCTTCAGCGAATGGAACGAAAGCGGTTACAAGGTATCCGCCCAACACCTTGGCAGTTGTCAGCATTCGATTCATGAAATCGTCTGCCTTCTTTAATTGATCTAATGTTTTTTCATCAAGGATTGGAGCACTTGCAAACATTCCTTTAACACCTTCTCCACCACTACGGAGCAACGGTAATAATTCTTTCGCACTCTTTCCAAGGATTGTTAACAAGGCATTGAAAGCTTTCCCCTTATCTTCTGCACCAGTAAATGCCTTTGCTAAGGCAACGGTTTGTTCCTCGGGCGATAACTTGATGTATTCCTCTGCGGATATACCTAAATCACTGAATGCTTTGGATGCTGTATCACTTCCCTCTTTCGCTTCTTGGGCAGCTTTGTTTCCTTTAGCAAGGGCCGATGCGAGTACTTCAACTGTCGTTCCACTTTGTTCGGCAGCATACTTCAACCTTTGAATTGATTCCCCCGTGGTGTCGAACTGGTCGGCAATATCCCCGATACGGGCAAACTCTGATATGGTTGTGCGAACGAACGCAACAACTGCACCCACTGCAAAAGCATTCGTGATGCTTGATTGCAAACTGCCAAACTGTTTCTTGAAATGTTCTGTAACGGAAGATGCAACATTCTGCACCTTTGCCATGCCCGTATTAAATTCAGATATGTCTGCCGTTACTTTCGCTTTGATGTCGTTACTCATTAACAACCATCAGACTGTCAAATCCAATTCCATCTGAATCTCTGCCAATACCCTTTCATCAGCGGAACTAACCACGTTGCATTTACCTGTTTTGACGTATGCCAGGGTTTCCGATAACCAAAGCATTTCCCCTATCGTAAGGTTCTCCACTTCGTCTTTAGCCATGCCACCTTCAAACATCAGGTATCCCATACGACTAAGGGACCACGGAAGGGAACCCACTGGCCCCGACTTCTCCACTTCCCCCAGTTCCATTTTCATTTTCTCTTCTGGTGTTAACTGGGACTTAACATCAAACACTTTCGGGCCTGAACAATAGTCATTCAGATACTCGGCAAACAGTTTCACTTGTTCGGGTATATCTTTCCTCTGTCTGTTTTTATAAACCCACCAGTTCCCCTGTAATCGTTGGAACCAAGAATATTTCTTAAGGTTCAGTTCATGAATTGGTTCATCCCGAGTGGTTGAACAAATACGGATTGCGTTTTCCAAGTCTTCAAGTTTCGCCTGTGTCGGGTTGTATATGAGTGGTGAACTGATTACATGTAACCGCAAGTAACGTTTCAACGTCAGCGGTTGCATTCGCTTCCCTAAAATCTGGTAATCAAAATGTATAAACGAATCAATGTAACTGTTCTGTAGTTCTTCCATGAATTTACTAACCGTGTCATACGCACAAAAAAGGGACTGCGGTTAAGCAGTCCCTTTAGTGGAGTTATGAATCAGGACAAGGAAATGTATTCTGATGTGATACCGTCAACGGTATATTTCGTGAAGTTGTTGAACGTTCCGTTTTCTGCGACTTGTGTGCAGATATAAGTTGTTCCATCGTAAGTAAACGTTTGTGTTGCTTCTACGTTGGAACCAGAAGTTTTGAAGAACTCCACAGTTATACCTGTTTCAATATCATCGTAACGTCTTGTGCAAATCGAACCTGTTTCATTGGCGATTGTTGCGACTACGTTTGGTTTATAAGTTCTGTTGTACGACTGTACTTTTTTACCCAACCAAATCGGGGCACCAAAAGCTGATCCTGTAATTCCGTATGTTATTTGTGACATAAATTGATTTTTCCTTTACTGCTTGTTGGCAGTAATGGTGTTGTCAACTTATGGCTGGTTAACGGTTATCAGGTTCCGAACTGAATGGATGGATTAAACCCTTGTTGTGCCATCACAGTTACATTAAGTAACGATGTCCAAAGTTTATTGTTCTGTTCTGTTCCAACGTCTTTAACTTCCGTGTTGTATATGAACAAGCTTCCACTAACCCCGTTACAGTATGAACGAACGGCGAGAGTATCCCCCATCTTGTCTGTAACTTCATTCAACAGATATGTGTTGTCGGATAAACTTCCTGATATTTCAACCTGAGTTAATACCATCACGTTAATATCCATTTCAAACACCCCATCCAATGGCGGTTGATTAACGGAACGAACCACGTTCACACTTACAACTGGATATTCAATATCTTCATCATTCGTACATGGAACAAAGTTGTGTTCTTTGTGATTGGTGATGCTGCTACTAAGATAGTTTGTTAATTCTCTTTCTGTGATTTGTGCAATTCCGTATTTCATATTCAGTTCTTCCCGTAAAATTCTCTTTGTCCCTTGTTCAATACGTTCTTGTGTATCGATTTGATAATGTCGTTTTCACGACCTACCAAAGCCCGACTTAAAATGCTGTTGTTCTTATCCACTGTTCCAGCGTATGCGACTGCACTACCAACCGTGATAGATGGACTGTTCAGGTTCTTAATATCATCCACAAAGATTTCCTGTGTGTTGTGTTTGGTTATCCATGCAGCCGGCTTTCCACCCAGTTTTGCGTATGCGGCACCCAGTGAACCCTTCAGTTTACCAACCTGTTCTTGCAATTTCTTTCTGTATGCAATCATTGGTTCCTTACTCTTCAACATGATCTTGGTTCCATTGGTAATCACTCGGCCCCGTTCGTTCCGTTTGATGTCTTCTTTGTTGAATTCCTTTGCTTCAAGTCGAGCAAGTATCCCCGTGTCTTTGATTATTTCTTGCAGGGCCGTTTCGTTCCCTTCTCTGAAATATTTTCTTACTCTCTTTTGCAATCCCGCATCCCGACTGGTGAACTTCCGTGCAAGGTAATCGGGTTCAACGAACAACTTGTTTAAATCATCCGTGATTGCGTCAGCCCCTTGTTTACGTGTGGATGGTGGAGTAAAATCCATCATCCGTTTCAACAACAACTTGGCTTGATCTTTGATAACAAGTCGTATGTCTACATTGAAGTTTGCCGCATACCGTTGTATGGCCTGACTGAAACGTGTTGTATCAACTTGAATGTTCATTTGTTGGTGTCGGATATTTCAATCGTGTAACTGTTGTTGTCTTCCGAGTAATCAACAATCCAGTAAGTCTTTCCCTTCAATACGATTTCTTTTCCACGTACCGTCTTCTTATTAGCAATCGTAAGAACGTTCTTACGCACAAGCAGAGTGGTAACGAATCGTTCCAAGAAACCTCCATCAGCAAGTTCCTCTGTAACCTTCACTGTATTTGTTACACCCTTATATGTCTTCCCGTTGAAAGTGAATGAATCGCCAATCATTGATTCTGCGTTCTTCATTCCTATTTGTATTGCGTCGTTGAAAATGTTTCCCATATATCAATCTTGGTTCTGTCAAAGGACATAAAAAAAGAGCGTGTCCTAAAGGACACGCCCTAATTTTATAAGCAGTTGTTTGTTTGTCGTTTATTAGACGATACGTTGAACGGCTCCGTTAACACCCTTTGCAACACCGTAGATCACGGACATTTCAAAGTATTGTTTACGTGTAGCAAGGTCCACCCATGCGATGAAGTGAGCAGGAAGTCCTGTCTTTTCAGACACAACAACACCTTCTTCAATCACGCCTGGAGCACCAATCAATTTTGGCGAACGAGCTGCGATTAACAAACCGTTACGATGAAGAGCAACACCCTTCGTATTAGCAGCAATGTAATTGCTGTTGATCGAAGCGATTTCAAATCCACCAAGAACAGGAAGTTTTCCAGTCTTAACAGTGTTCACTTCCGAGTTGTAGAACTGTGCGGTGTTTTGCACCTTTTCGTCCTGTAACAAGGCGTTGTAGTGGCCGTCAACAAGTACAAGTGTACGAGGAGCCGTACCAACTTCTCTACTATCCAATGCGGCTTTAAGGGCCAAAAGGTTGTTGAGAGACATAGAGGCTTCTGCGATTGAAGACGAATGAGAGAAGTTTGTGGACGTAAGCAATCCAAACAAATCCTTGGAAATGTCTTTTGCTAATGCGTCTGCAAGTTTGGTTGCAATCGGGTCCATCCAGTTAACAACATTGCTGTTCACTTGGTTGGAATCAATTGCTTCTCTCACACCACGGTATTTGTCCAACGTCACTGTGTAATCGTTGCCGGATGCGTCTGTAGTTGTGAACCCAGTTGTTGGGCTATACAACGATGTGGATGGATTATCCAGATCATGAATTGTTACCGAACCAGAAACCCCAGCTTCTACATTCGAGAAGTTACGGGCAAATGTTTCAAGGTAAGGTACGTTTGCTTCGACAGTGTTGATAATCTCCTGTCCTAGATTTTTGAAACTAAGTTCCATATATTATTTTCCTTTGGTTAAAGACTTTATTTTTTTGTAAAGTTGAGCGGATTTGTGCGGGTCTTTCTCCGCTTTAAATTGCTCTTGGAGAGTTGCGATATTTTCAACCGACAAAATCTCCTTAACTGAAATTGGTTCTACTCCAATTTCTGCGACAATCTCCGCTGCCATTTCGGTTGCGGTTTGCTTGGTTGTTTCCAACGTTGCGACTGTTTCAGATAGTGTTTCGTTTGTGGCAACGACATCAGTAATCTTCGTTTCCAATTCTTTTTCTTTCGCTTCTTTGTCGGCAACCAATCCTTTAAGACCTGAAATTTCTTCCAAGTGTGTTTCAAGGGTTGTCTTCAATTCCGCGTTTTCTGTTTTCAAAGAATCGTTTTCGGCGGTTAAGCTGGTGACGGTTTCTTTGAGTTGTGAAATCTCTTTAAGTAAATCCATGTTCTTTCCTTCTTTTTTAAAAATGTTTAACAAGTTGTTCATTTATAGTGTTGCGTTTGGTGTCAACTATTCAGGTACGCCACCAATGATTCCAAGTCGTTGATGACTCCATCTATCAAACCTGCGGTTAAAGCTTCGTCTGAATCAAACATCTGGCCTTGCATTGATTCATCCCCAACAGTTCTTTTTGCCAGTACGTAGGATTTGAATTCTGCGAAGCATTTATCAACGCCGTCTTGAATCAACTTCCGTTGATTGTCTGTGAGACTCTTTCCAGCAATACCCATTGATTTGAATTCGCCACTGTCGAACACTTCCACTTTGTAACCTTCCTGTTCGTAGTGTTTGGAACTATCCACGTATGCGACACGCACACCAATTGAACCCACTTCTGCGGATTTACTGATGAAGATTCTTGAACACTGGGAAGCAAGGTAATAACCGGCACTTGCAATCATTCCGTTACTATAGGCAATAACGTTCTTTGTCTTTGCCACTTCTGCAATCAGGTCGGCAGTCTCGGGGACTTGTGTAACCACTCCACCGGGAGTATCAAAATCAATGATGATATTTTTTACCAAGTCGTTAGTTGCCAACTCTTTTAAGTTCTTCTGAAACAATTCTAAGGAGAACGCACCACACATCATTTCAAGCATTCCAGCTTTTGGCAGAATGGTTCCTTCCACGTTGATAATTGCCGTGTTCCCTATGATGTCGTAATACTTTATTTCCTGTTCTGGTTCTGTGGATTCATCAGGCATCATGTCTGCTATATCCATCGTTCCTTTTAAATGTGCATCAAGTAATCCACGTATGGCTTGATACTTCGCGGGAAGGATTAACCACTTGGTTTCATCATTCACGATTGCGACTATCCGACTTAAATCTTTTTTGTGTTTCATTATTGTTGTGTTGGTTGATTGTTTGTTGAATCAGGAGTTAACGTGATTGGTTTACGTACTGGCGTATCAGTCCAATCTTGTTCCACTTCCACCGTTGGTTTTGGCAATCCAAGTTTTTCTCTGATTGCTTTTTCGTCTTCAAGGTTTGGTGTTAATGCACCCGCTCTTACAGCCACGCCGTATGTATCTGCGAACGTTCTCGCGTTATCCGTTTCTTTCTTTTGTACTTCACCATCAGTTAATCCAAGTGATGCAAGTAATTCCTTCTCGGCTTTGATTTGTTTAAATTCTGTTTTGTAATCCTTACCCTTGGAACTGTAATAAGATTCATACGACAACAAATTATTCTGAATCAATTTGATTGCTGCTTCCGTGTCGTAACCTTTATCAATTCCGATTTGTTCTGGCAGAGTGTAAGTTGCCAAATACATCTTGGAACCAATGTCGGAAACTTTTAAATCTCCATCAACAACACCCCCGGCAATTACCCATCCGTAAATTCTACGGAGCATGGAATCAATCAATGTGTTCTGAATGATGACACGAAAGAATGCGTTGGTTGAACCAAGGACAACACGGTTACCTGTTCCGTTTAACTTCTCGGGGGTAACAATGAATTCGTAAGACAAACCAACTGATTGGCAAACTTGTCGTGCAAGTTCTTCAAGAAATCCTGTGAATGCCTGTGATGGTCTATTGCTTGTTGTAAGTTCTATTTTTTCATCTGTGTTCAGATATGCAATGTTTGCACCCAGAATTCTTTCCAATTGTGTGTTACGTTTTGCAGGTTGATTATCCGATTTTAAATTAGCTGTTGGTGTTCCTCTTCCCCATGTTCCATCCCCGGCATTTCCTGAACGTTTGGTTACAGTAGCAGCAAGGGAACTGTGAACCTTAAGTGCGGATTTCTCTAACTTAAGAATGTCTTTGTAATCTCTCGCTGTATTAAGTGCCGATGTGAAAGCGGATATACCCCGTAATTGATTCGGGCCTTTCGTTGTTCTCTTAACGTGAATTACATTTTCAGCACTTACACGTTGGTATGTGTCACCAGTCCAAACGTTGTAAGCAATTGGTTTCCCATTATCATCAATGTATATTCCATCAATGGATTCATCGTTTGGTTCCCCTGTTCCTCTTACTGCATCCGTACTAATAAACTGAACTTGTCTGTATCCTGTTGATGCTTTCGTGAGTAACAAAAAGAATTCACCATCACGAATAAGAAGACGCGCACCAAGTGCCTGTAATTGATAAAGGGTGTGATCTTGATTGACCGTGCAAAACTTATTGTTTGCCCATGATTCAAAGTAATCTGTTGCGTTGATGTTAAATTGTTCATCAGGGGAAACGGCTTGGATGCTGATTCCACTACCAACCCCGTGAACTTCAATCTGTGTAAGAATGTTTTCAATCAGGGGAAAGTTTGTTTCAAGGTATCGGGCAAGTCTGACTATCTCTTGTCTTGTGTATTCCGATGGTGTTTCCATTTCTTCAATTGAAGTGTGTGGAATATAAGAACGGTCATTGGTTTGTTGTGCGGCTTCAAATGCCTGGCCACTGGAGAACTTTCGTTTTGCTCTGTATTCCCTCATGTATGCGGCCCGTGATTTAGGTTGTTTTGCTGACATAATTTAAATTCCTATGTTGGTAAAATCGGGCGTGGAATTCGTAATGAATCCCCCGTTAAGGTATGAAGTGAGAGCAAGAGTTGTTTCTGCAAACAACTGTTCGTTCGTCTTTGTTCCGAACGTGTAGGCTTTTCCGTTTTCAGAAACGGAAACTAAATGTTTTCCACTACCGTTCTTAATCGCGTCTTTGGCGATTGTTCTTAGTTCCTCTATGTAATCGGAACTTCCATCTAAAAATGCATCATCAACAAGTGCTTTAACAAAATCGGTATCAATCATGAGCGTATTGCTCATGTCAACCAATGTGTAACACTGTTACACTTACCAACTATTAGAGGGGTAATAGACTTCTGGTGCAGAAGTTTCTTGTGTCTGTTCCGTAACTTCTTCTGGTGTTCCCTTGATCGAATCCAAACGTATTAACGGGGAATAGAAATCGAAAAAACAAATCGTGTATTTCAAGCAGTCGGCAACGTGGTTATCTTTGTAAACTTCAACCCACTTTGTTTCACCTTTGATTGTAACTTTCTTTTCCGACATCAAGTGGCGAATTAAAATTGGATCAATTATTGAACCTTCAGGGAAATACAAAGCCATTGAACTGAAGTCTTTTACTTTAATCAGTGTGGTGAACAGTTTGTTTTTGTATAGATAGTCCCCGACAACAAAACGATTTATGTAAACACCCTTGTGCAGTTTATCACTTTCTATTTTGTGTGTGAAGAATTGACCAGTAACACCACGACATGGCATAAAGAATTCTCCTGTTGCAAGGCACAAATCAAGAACAGCAAGTATTCTGTGTCCACCTGAGTCAATGATTGCTTTATCAATTCCGTATTTTTTTCCATCGTGTTCGTACACTTGGTTTGATAATCGTACCAGTTCTTCTTCAACTGATACTTGCCCGTAATCCAATACATAAGCTTTGAAGTCTTTTGTAATCGCAGTGATTGTGTACCAGAAAGATTCGTCCTGTGTATCACACGCCATCAGTATCATTGATGGAACTACAGGTAAGGTGTTCCGTTGATACTTTGGAGACAATGCCAAGAACGATGTTACATCTGATTCTTTAGTTGTTTGTGCCCGTTCTTCCCATGGTTCGCCCAAGTGTCCATTGTAAAAGTCGTGCAGTTTAATCGGGTCATCTTTGGCAACTAAATAATCTCGTATCAAATGCCACCAAGGAATTTTCAAACTGTATAAACGTGATATGTGAAATGATAATGTTTCTTTTGAATAGTTTTCAGAAGTGGCAATCCATTCCCCTTCTAATACCATTTTCGCTTTATCCTTCTCGTAAATCTTTCCCTTACAGTTTGGACACTCACAATGTGCGTACTGTGCGACTTTATCTAAGTCGTATGTTTTATCTTCTCGCTTACAGTTCTCTGCACCCTTGAGCATATCAAACCGGAGAACAAATTGTTTTTCACAATGGGGACAACGCAAATGGTATTTGTGCTGACTACCCTTTTGATACTCCTTTAGTATTTTACTTCCATCTTTGGTCGTGGGTGTTGATGCAATTAGAATCTTTTTAGACAGGGGATAATTTGCAGTTCTTTGTTCTGCTAAGGATATGGAATCCGTTTCCCCCTTTGTTTCGTATTCTTGTTGAAGCTTATCAGCTTCATCTATCAAACAGATAGGAACGGAAATGGATGCAAGGTTAGCTGGAGAACCGGCACCAACTAAGTGTAATTGTCCTGACTGAAATTCAATGTACTCGTTTCTTATGAAGTCTTCATCGTTCGGCAACATTCGTTTTGCTGGAATGCACCGTGACAACATCGGGTCTAATTTGATTTGTTTAAACTCCTTTGCCTTTTTTGTAGAAGGCGAGACATACAACATGTTGTAAGTTTCGTTTGAAACAAAATATAGAATTGCATTTGCGAACAACAGGGATGCACCAACCTGTGCAGACTTCATCAAAACTATTTTACGTATGCGGGGGTCTGCTAAAGCGTCGTATATTTTCCGCATGTAAGGGGTACGATCTAAATCGAATCGTCCCGTATCATCTGAAACACGCTTACTTAAATTAACATTACGTTCACACCATACAGAAGGTTTTAACTTTTCCTTTGGTTTGAATATTCTTTTAATTATTTTATTCGCTACTACGTTTGCTTTCATCCAATACAGTTTCCCAGTCTATGTCGTGTAACCTTCGTTTCACTTCTGCTATTTCTACTTTCGCGTTCTCTATCATTCCGATTTTATCCATGCCCAAACACTTATCTGCGATACGTCCAGGAATTGCATCTAAGTCTTCATTGAACTGCATCAGCATTTGATTGTATGTTGAAACCATGTCATCCACTGAAACCACATTACGGTTTAATTCATTCACCTTTGGGTTATCCACTTCTAGTTTGCGTAGGGATTCAGTTACTTTGTTGAAGTCTGATAAAATTAAAGATGCCGTTCCGTCTTCTCCTTTTCCTTTACTCGTTATGTATTGTTCATACAAAGAGTTCGCTATGGTGGATAACCGTTTGATTTGTGTTTCCATTCCTTCACCATCCACACGTTCAATCTTGATTGGTTCACCAATACGTTTTTGTTTCAATAATGGGTTCCCTCTTCCCCGCCTCTTTACAGTTTCCAAATACGTTTTTACGGCCGTATCATCATCCAAGTTGATTCCAGCTTTGTTTGCTTTGTACAAACTTTGAATGTTAGTATCAAAGATTGTTGTCATCACTGGATACGTTCGTTTCCATTTCTTGTTCTTACTCATAATGATTGGCGATAACCTGTTAAGTGTGTGTTTGGTGTCATGGTTTCAATGTTGGTTCAGGGGGTTGATTCAGTCCCTTTACCCTTATAGTCACTATTTAGTGCTGGTTGGGCAACAGACACTTACGCAAATGTTCACGGTGTCCGTAACCCGAGGGAAGCGGGTTTTCTGAAGAGATTTCTTATCATAATTTTGCTCATTTATGAGCCATTTTGAACACATATACAGCGTGTTTTCCGAACATTTCCTGTAGCGCGTCTAACATAATTATGTCGTTTGCCGGGTCATTTGTTCCCCGTGCCACTGATGCTAATATCACTTCCAATCTTTCTTCCCCGTTCAAGTTCCGTAGTTCTCCAATTGCCAAATTCAGTTTGTGAATCAGCTTCATATGTAAGTCCAGGTCGATTGAATCAAGGATGTGTATCACTGCTTTTCTGTCTTCAATGTTTTCTTTATACGTTCTGAATTGCCGAACGATGAACCCCGTTAACGTTTCAATGTTATTCATATTATTATTTTCTTTTATCCTCTTTGTTTGTTAAAACGGCAACATGTCTGTGTGACACTGTGCGAATTCTTTTTCTTCTCTCCAATCATCTGCTTTTTCGTTCCATCGTAAGATCATCCAATCTTTCGGCAGACTCATTAAAATTTGTTTGTGTCTGAATTCATCATTGATACGTTGTTTTTCTGTAAAATGATGTGGTTCATCCCATTCGATTATCAGCTTTAAATCTTCACAGTAGTAATCAACCGCATATCTTCCATCCACTACTTTCTCGCCACCGTTCAGAGCATGAAGACCGTTAACATTTAAACGTTTGTTGATCACGTCAAAGATACGACAAGCGGTTTTGTTGTAGTTCAAACAAATCGTATCGGATTCTGTGATACGTTGTTTACTTGCGATACTCATTTTCCGTTTTGTTTCTTCTGTGTGTTTGATTCCTTTGTGTGATTCAGACATTTTTGATCGGGATACGGCACTATGTTTCTTTCCTTTTTTTGCGGCACTCATTCTAGCAATACTTTTTTTGCTATGATTCTTGCCAAATCTCGGATGATTGGAACCCAAGTAAGCAACACTCCTATTTTTCCGTCGTTCAGGTGTCCACGAATCTTTTACTGCGGAACTTATTTTATCACGATGTTCTGTAGAAAGTTTCTTCCCTTTTTGTGCAACACTTAATCTTTCACGATGTTCTGGTGTCATTATTTCTTTTGTTTTGGAACTAATTCTTTCACGGGTTTCTGCACTATGTTTTTGCCCTTTTCTCATAACGATTCCTCACACTGGTCTTGTATCCCGTCTGTCATAAGAATTATCGTTTCATATTGTTTACGTGAGAGCTTCACCTTTCCTAATTGTGTTGTGACTGATTGAAGATTCCGTACTACTTCACAGAATACTTTATCCACCTTGTCCGATTCATGTTCTGGCTTTGGTGTTGGGTTGTTGTTGGATGCACTGTGTAAGGTTCTGATGTTTTTTCTCATTTCTGAAATGGTAAGGTTGTTCTTCTCGGCATAATCCAAGCAACCAATTGCTACTTGAGTATCCCCCTTACATTCAGCCAATGCTTCCTTGTGGAATGAATACGTAAGATTTTTATTACGCTGTTCAATGGGGAATCTCTTTGCCAGGGATTTACTTTCTTTAAGGGAACCACGGCAATAACCTGTAGATTCCATTAACGAATCGTATCCCCTTCCCACATCTTCACAATGGTTCAGGTAGTCACCCAGACACCAACGGATTCCCTTTTCAGCACTTAGCAACGATTCCCATAGTTGTTTGTGCTCTTTGTCGGTTAGTTCTTTGTGAACTACCAACCCGATTTCTGATATTGTTACCTTGCTATTGCTGCTGATATTTAACTGATTCATTTTGTTTGTTCCTTCTGTTTGTTTATTTTAATAACCTTCTTAACCTTCCCAGTTCACTTATAAACCGTGTGAACATGTCCAACCTGTTTTCCCATACCATTTGCTTTTTGAATTCTTCCCATGAACAAATCGCCTGATGGGTCGTAATTTTGCTTTTTGTACCTGATACACAATAGCAACGCACACACTCGCCTTGTTCTGTTTGATAAATGATCGTAGTGAATTTATTACAGGCTGATTGTACTTCTTTGTGTAGGCAATTAGGCGGGAAGTATGGTTCCACTGTCTGCATTAGTTCATCATCTACTAAAGATGTTCCGAATATTCTGTTGATTTCTGTCATTTTGTTTTTCCTTTTTTCTTTTTGATCTTTGGTTCCTCTTCAATCTTTCTATTTCTTTTATTTCCATCACGATAAGTTGATGATGTATCAGTAGATTTGCACATTCTGGGGTGTCTTAGTCCCAGTTCTTTCACGATGTCTGAAACACGTTCTGAAAATGCTTCACGGGTGATTGCATATGACTTGGCTATTTCTGCGTGTGATACGTTCCCCCTGAAGGGCAAGTTAAGTGCTGCTACCAACGCATCCACTTCAAGACGGGGATTTTTACTAAACAATATCCGACTGATGATAACCGTTAACACTTGGGCCGTTCGCCGTTCACTATCCACCCGTATCAATTCGTTGATGATCAATTGCGGTTCCTCTGCATCCAGCAACATTCCTTTAAGGGTGTCGGTTTGATGTAGAAGTGTTTCCCAGTCAAAGCCACAGGGTAAATCAATGTCGTATCCCCCGTTTTCATTCTGCGTAAAGATGGGCCGTATTGAATCGGGTTCCTGTCTGTCTGATTTAATTCCTGTGATTGTCATGATCTTTTTATTACCTTCGTTCTGTTAAGGGTTAAAATTCTTCCACCTGATTCGTTTTTAGTTACAAGGTGGAACATGTAGTGGGTTCCTTCATCACTGATAACGTATTCATTCCCTGATTCGTTCTGAACGATGGTGAATGGATATTCTGTTTCCACTGTTGCGAATGTTTCTGAATCCAAGTCCAATACACTTATTTTCTTAAGGGGTTTGATTCCCTTACATTTTGATAAGAAACGTTTTTCTGTATCATGGAACATCAGGAGATTTTTAATCTTTTTGAAGTCCAAGGGTTGTTTGTCGGTTTTCATTATTGGCACTCCCGTACTGGAATAATTCTTTCAGGTGTTGTGTATTCTTTTCCTTTATAGAGAAACTTTCTCTGTTCAGTTTGCCCATGACATAAAGCTGTGACTGTAGTTTTTCCGTCCACATACTTTCTTACTGTTGTTACCGAAAACATTTTTCCATTCAGTTCGATGTAATTGCCTGTGTGAATTCTTCCACCATTGACGGGTTCAATAACGATCATGTAGTGAGATCCGTTTTTATATTCTTCAATTGTTTTCATTCCTTGTTCTCCTTAACTGAAATCATCGTTTCAAAACTAATCCACGATTCATTTGATTGTGTAATCCATTCCGTGACGGCGAACTGCCCACCGTATCCACCTAGTTGCAATATTTGGTATCGTGCAACGTTCCGTTTATCTGTTGATAGATCAAAGAAGGGTATTTTGGTTTCGTAAATCGTACCACTTGGTAACAACCCCTTAACTTTTGTAAGAAACTGTTTAAAAGGATTCTGTATATGAAACGGTTCTGCTCCGATTATTTTGCCTGATACAAAAATATGTTTCCATTTTCTAGTGTCAGCAAATGTGCAACCGTCGTATTCAGTTTCTATTCCTTGTTCGTATATGTTGTTTAAGGTTTGGTCGTTTAAGTGTAATTTCATTTTGTTCTCCTGTTTGTTGTTCATCCCCATAAATAAACTTCCCGTTGTCCTGCGTGTCTGTGATTCCAATTGTAGAAATACGGGTGCCATTCAGGGTCTTGAAATAATCTCTGTTTGGGTTTGTAGTTCTTGTATGCATCCACTCTGATTTTAATACGTTCCGTTAAACTCATGAAAGTAATGCTGGTGAACAGTCATCTCCATTCTTGTGCGACATCATCAATTCAATTGAAATATCATCCACCAAATCAATTTTCATTCGGGTTGTGATCATCGTAAAAATCATTTCGTTCTCTATTTTGTTTTTCTTCTTCTGATTCTGTAGGGAAGGAATGATTCTGAGATTGTACCAAACGTGTTTGTATGCGGTTAGTGTTGGGTTCTTCTTGAACCAAGATAACGGGACGATGTGATCAATTTGATATGTTCCATTCAACAACCCGTTTAATTGTTCGGGCGTTTCACAAAGATATTCCAATACGTCTTTGCGTTTCATTCCCACCATCAGTTCAAAACGTTCTGTTGCTTTACCAACTGTTCTTGTTTCTTGTTTAGCTTCTCGTCTGATTTGATAACTGATGAAAATTCTGTCTGCGTGATCCTGTGCGAATTGTTTATCTGTTGATCTGCGGTTCCGTTGATACTTTCTTTGATAAGCGGGTTCTCCACCTTTGATTTTATAAATTCCCTTACTCATAACTTTTATTCCTTGGTCTGTTTG